AAGCAATCTAGCAATAGAAATATTTCTAGGTGCTTTCTTTTCTAAATCATGTGCAAGTATATACTCGTCAGCATTGGTAGTTCTTTTCTTACCTTTGCGTTGGTACATAGTACCATCAGATTGTTTCCAAGTTTCTCTATCCTTTAAATCAAACTTACCAACTCTATAATCGCCATTGGCTTTTATAAAACCTGCACGAAATTTTTTGGCTTTAGTTTGAGTCATTAAAGTATAAAGTAAGTGGGAAACTTTTGCTTGTTTTACATTTACTTCTATCATATGTACTCCTATTGGTTAATAGAAGTACATATTACTTTATAAGAGGGAGAATGTCAAGCTACTATTTAGTAGGCTTTCCATTTGGGAATAGAGTTGCTTCTAATTTTTCATCAACCAACTCTCCATTGATTATTCTTTGCCTTAACTCATCATCAGAAACCATTTTATCTTTAATGTTTTCTGGAGTGATAGGTTCTGGTGGTGTCAAAGAAATACCACTATCAGATTTATCTGTCATAGATTTTCCTATTAAGTTAATTTTCGGGGTAGGCAATACACTAGCCAGAGCATAGGCTTAATGAGATACTATGATAGGTCGACCAAACACATTACACTAATAGTAGAACCTACCCCCCTTGATTATTTGATTCTCACTTGAGTCACATCTACAAACAAAAAAGGGTAGCCAACTCTCGCTAACTACCCTTATAATATACTATACTATTTTTGATTTGTCAAATGACCGAATCTTCTATTCTCTGATTCGTCTATTTGTTTGTGGGTTTTTGCTAACTCATCTTTAAGATGTTGTTGCAAATCTCTTAATGAAAACTTTCCGTTTTCAAGTTTTCCAATTATAAACCTAGTCATATCTTGGTATGCAAACAATCTTCCATACAATCTTGCTGAATGTGAAACATCATTGATTGTATTTAAACTTGTCTTTAGCATATCGGGTACACTAGGATTATTTATTCCTTTATAATTACTCATTTTTATTCTCCTTAAAATAAAATATTAAGCAACAGATGATACCACTACCGATTATAATTTTCAAATCGGTAGGGATATCTAACATCAACTCAATCATTACTGACAATTCTCTTTGTTGATGTCATCAGACCAATCATGAGATTTGTCTACAATCCAAACATAAGATTTGGTTGTTTTAACAAACTCACCATCAGCTTCTTCCATACACTTTTTACCAATCAAAACTTGTTTATTAGCACAAGCCGTCATCAGTAAAAAAGTGAATAAAATCAATGCTTTACGCATAGTTTCTCCTTTGTTATTAGTTGCCACTACCTTCCAGATTTTGATGTTGCTCTAAAAATTTTTGTTGTTCTAAAACTTTAGAGTTATCAAGTGGGATTGTAGTGCTATGTTTTTCCCAACCATACTGACGAATGTTTTCACAATAGCTTTGAACATTATCTTTGAGTTTTCCCAAGATAACTAACAAACCTTTAAGTTCTTCATCAGTTTGAGGATTAGGATTATTTTCTTGCCACGCTAACATATTGATATTTTGTTTTCGTATCTGTGAACGCAGTTTGATTTTCCAATCATCTGATTGTTGAGACATATGTTCTCCTTGTTTTGATTTGATATATCATAGGTTGTTTATACCAAATAAAAAAGCCCCTGTCAAATTAATGACAAGGGCTTCAGTATATTGCCATAGTTCACGGCAGTATATTTATAAGTGATTGAACAATAGGCACAACAATTACTAAAAAGAAAGGTATGCCTATTATCATTGTATATATTAAGTACATAACTTTCTCCTTTCAATACAATACAGATAGCATATGCATATATAGTTGTCAAGTTTGACATAAAGTATTTAAAGTGGTATAGTTAAGAATACTAACCAACAAGGAGTTCACATGAACACAATGACTATAACACAAGAAGATTTGGGTAAAATCCAAGTCGCACAGGAAGTAGGCGAAAAACGAAACTTGTATAAAAAAGTTAAGGATTTAATTAGTAGCAATGGAATCCTTAAAAGTCAAATAACATTGTATAAGTTTGAGTTGGAAGACCTAGCCAAATTGTGTAAAATATTAGATACAACTAATTACCTTACAAACATATCAGAAGAACAAATGAATGAAGTAAGGGAAATAGTATCAATCAATAAAGTGGTTGATTAAACAAAATTTACAGTTTCCCACATGGGAAGTTTTCATATAGTTATCCCTTTGGAAAGGAGTGTACATGACATAAGTAGACAATAATAAGACTAGCCCTACTTCTTTGAATTGATTTATATACATTGGTAGGGCTATGTCTTCATCAAAAATATTCTATAATTATCACACGATACCGATTGCTATGTCTTCATCAAAAATATTTTTTTACAATTTCGTGTGCCACAATTTCGTCACATTCTTGCCACATTTATTGTTGCCACATTGTTGCCATATTGGAACAAAACTAGAACATTTTTACGTGTAATTTTGTTCTCATAATGTTCTTTAAATGTTCTAAAAAGCTATTATTAAAAGGTGCGTCAATTTGGACATTAAAAAACTTTTTTTTGTCATGCGTTTGACACATAATCGCCATAATGTTATAAGAAACTAACAATGTTCAATTTAACAAAGGAGAAAAAAAAAATGAACACTCAAACTAAAAAAGATACTTCAGTTAAAAATACTGATTTATCAACTTCAACTTGGAAATTGGTTCAAGATGTAGCCAACCAAGAAATCAAAGCTAATGGCAAAATGTTATATATATTTAAAAATTTAATGAATATGTATAAGAGCAATGCTTTAAAAATTGAGAAATATTTTGAAGATACTGAAAACGATAAATCAGTTGAAAAAATATTTTTTAATGCTGATAAAACTAGAAAAACTTTAATTGCAAAAGATTTTAACAGATTTGTAAATTTAGTTTTAATACCTAGTTTAAATCAAAATTTGGTAAATTTTCAAAAAGATTTCCCATATGAATACAAAGCATTGGAACAAGTAGCCCCAACTGTACTTTTTGGAATTGCTAACATTAATCATTTTGATACAGAAAAAATGCTTATTGAAAGCGAAAACCCAAAAATCCCAGTTGAAATTGAGTTAAATTGGAATTTGTTCAAATACAATCATTTAAAAGATGAAGAAATGATTTTTAGAGCAAATTTAGTTAAAAGATTATTTAACGAAAAAGAACAGGGCAAACAGTATTATTGCACATTTAGAGGCGAAAAAGGATTATTGGAAATTTCCAAACAATTCTTTTTACCCAAAAAGGTACAAGCCGAAAATGTAAAAAATGCTGAAACAAGCCCATTTGCAAAAGCTGTTTCAGATTTAAATGATGCTGAAAAAGGTGTTATTGGGGCAACAGCTACATTAACCCAAGCGAAACAGGGAACACCTGCTGAAAAAAGACAGATTAACGAAATTGATGAATTGCACGAATTAGTAAGTCAATCAATAGAGTTAATCGCAAAAACTGATAGCAAATATGCACAAGCAACATTAGTTAGAATTTACGAGGAATTAGTTCCTCACTTAAATTCTAAAATGTTTGAGCAACATTTAAAGGTATTCAACCAAAAGAAAGTTGAATTTAATCCAAGAGTTAATAATAAAATATTTGATATTAACGAGGGATCAGACTTAATTAAATTTGTTCAAAATTCTTAAAGTAGTTCACAGGGGTTTTACTAGATACAAAATTTAGTTTAACCCCTGTTTCCCCCAAGCGATAACCACATTTTCCCCAAAATTTTTTTTAGGTATTTTTTGGGAATTCTAAGGAATCCCCAAAAAATCCCCAAGTTGCCTAAAGGCAACTCTAAGGAACCCTAAAGGGTTCTCTATATTTTACTGATAATTTTTTTCTTAACACCCTATGCGTGTGCCACGGGGGGTATCCTATATTCTATATACCCAGTCACCAGAAAATCACTGAAGTTGATGTAAACCATAACTCGGGGCCATATTTCAGGGCTTAATATTCCGACAATATTCCTAGGAATACCCTATGTACCCTATATATCAATTTGTACAAATATCCGTAGTATAGATATAAAGGCCCCCCAGGGGGTTCCCATGTAATATTATACACCCCACTGTCAATTTTGTCAAGCACAAAATAAAAAAATTAAATTATTTAAAAAAAACTATTGACAAAATTGGTATATGTGGTTATAATATAAAAATAAACCAAATATAAATCAAAGGGACACACACGTCTATCGTGCAATCACACAAACAAGGTCATCACTGATTTATATTAACGGGAATAAACCTAGGTATTCCCACTAAAACTATGAAATTTGAAGGAAATATACCAAGTTATTTAAAAACAGGAGCTGGTTCGTTCGCTGTTAGCGACAAAAAACTAGCAAATGTACCAAAAACAGAGAATTTATTTGAAAAGGTTAAGTTTGGAATCAAAGATATGGCTCCACAACAACCTATTTCTATACCTACACCTGTAGAAGAACCTGCAGATCCTAATTTATTTAGAACAATACAATTAAATATGGAACAAAAGCCACAAATGATGGCTCTTGAAAAAGAAAAACCAGTTCAACAGGAATTACCACTACAACTTCCTGATGATATGGATGATAAACTGCCAATAGGTGATGAACAGGAAGATACACAAGGTAAAACAGATATCTTTATCGGCTAGAAAACTACCGTTTAAAGAAATCATGGAGATTATTAATGCAAACCACGGATTCTACTATAGTGAAAAGTCAAAAGAGAAACTTGACCGATATGCAGGAAAAGTTTCTGGACGTATTGTTCGGGGAAGCAAAAGGAAATCCAAAACACGCAGCAGAGCTAGCAGGATACTCAGCTCATAGTTACCCAAAAGTAGTTCGTAACTTAAAAAAAGAGATTTTAGAATTAGCGGAGAACCACCTATCCACACACTCCGCTAAGGCAGCCACACGTCTTACAGACTTACTAGACGAAGACGGGACCACACCACACTCCAATATTCGTTTAGCGGCTGCCACACAAATTTTAGACAGAGTAGGTCTAGGTAAGAAAGATCAATTGGATATTAACATGAAAGCTATGCATGGAATATTCATACTACCAGCAAAAGATGGAACCAATACGGATCAAGAGAAGAGCTAGGACTATACCATTTGGATATAAACAATCTCAAGATCCAGATTACATAGAACCTATCAAAGAAGAATTAGAAGCTCTTAGACAAGCAGAAGAATATACTAAAACTTGTTCATTAAGAGAAACGGCTAAATGGCTACATAGAAAAACAGGAAGATACATATCACATGTCGGACTTAAAAAAAGACTCAATAGAAGTCGAACCACCGAAGCCCAAGAAAATAGTTCAACAGAAAGCCAAGAAGTCAGTAAAGCAGATTCTAGCTCGCAGTCGTAAGAAAGTTGCAAAGGCAGAACAATCATTACGTTCAGCCAAACGTTCCGCAAAAAATGTTAAAAATAAACTGTTAACTATTAACAAAGCATTAGACGGAAAAGAAACTCAACTACTTACGGAAGATGTAATCGAGAGTGCTCCCAAGACAGTCCAAGAACATATACAAGGTCAGGATGTTGTCTTTAAACCAAATGGTGGTCCACAGACACAATTCCTAGCAGCTTCTGAACGAGAAGTATTTTATGGTGGAGCAAGAGGCGGTGGTAAATCATATGCGATGCTAGTTGATCCGCTTCGATATTGTTCAAGGACTCATCACAGAGCACTTCTAATTAGAAGAACAATGCCTGAGTTGAGAGATTTAATTAATCATTCTCAACGTTTATATAGCAGAGCATTTCCAGGAGCAAAATGGAGAGAGCAAGAAAAAGAGTGGCGATTCCCATCAGGGGCAAAGATAGAGTTCGGGTACGCAGAGAACATGACGGACGTTTTACGTTACCAAGGTCAATCGTACACATGGATAGGAATAGACGAACTTCCACAATATCCTTCGCCAGATATATATAATTTTTTAAGATCTTCTTTGAGATCAGTAGATCCTGAAATACCAGTGTTTATGAGAGCTACAGGTAATCCAGGTAATGTTGGTTCAACGTGGGTACGAGAAATGTTTGTAGATCCAAATGAACCTAACAAACCTTTCAAGATTGAGATTAGTACACCAGTAGGAACTAAAACTATTTCAAGAAGATTTATACCAGCTAAGTTACAAGATAATCCATATCTGATGCAAACAGAGGATTATTATATTATGTTAGCTTCTTTGCCTGAAGTACAAAGAAAGCAGTTTCTAGATGGAGACTGGAGTGCGTATGAAGATGCAGCCTTTCCAGAATTTAATAAAGATGTACACGTTGTAGAACCGTTTGACATTCCAAGAAACTGGCATAAGTTTAGAGCATGTGACTGGGGTTATTCTTCACCTGCTTGTGTTCTTTGGTTTGCTATAGACTTTGATAATAATCTTTGGATCTATAGAGAACTATACACAAAAAAAGTTACAGCAGATTTATTTGCACAACAAGTTTTAAATTTAGAACAAAAAGAATATATAAGATATGGAGTTCTAGATTCAAGCACCTGGGCACGAAGAGGTGATGTCGGTCCAAGTATTGCAGAGACAATGATTAATTCAGGGTGCAGATGG